ATAATAATGGAAGAGTGGAATTCTGTAGTTAGAAATTTGAGAGAAACAAGCACCAACCCTAAAGAAACACAAGTTATTGCATTTTTTATCTTTCAAGATTTGAAAAGACTAAAAATAAAGGAAAAAAGAAAGTTTGTAGAGAGAACTGGGTCTGAATTCATATCCTGGACTGCATTTATGGAAACGAGATTTGATGTAAATCTTGTCAAAGACGTAATAAATGATGATACATTCTGGGAAATGACAACCAAGCTTGCTAAGCTGTAGGGAAAATGGAACAATATAAAGACAAGACAGTATAATTACAAGAATGGGGGATACAATCATAGGAGTTCAATTTGGAATCGCAAATCCCGAAGAGATTGTATCAAGAAGCGTAGTTGAGGTAATAACTGACAAGACATATCAATCAGAGCAGCCTGTTACAGGTGGTCTCTTTGATCGTCGGTTTGGTGTTATCGAAAACGGCGCAGTATGCACAACTTGTAAGCAGACAAACCTATTGTGTCCTGGACACTTTGGACATATTCAGCTAGCAAGACCTGTGTATCTCTATCAGTTTCTTGGAGAAATTGTAAAAATCCTTCACGTAGTTTGTTTGGCATGTAGTAATCCTTATTTGCCAGACGAAGAATTAGAAAAAATTGAAACAAAGTTTACTGGAGTTGATCGTTTCAATGCGGTTCGAGAGAAGACTAGCTCATATAAGACGAAGGAGCTGAAAGCTAGTTCAAAGTGCCCTCACTGCGAGTCTGCTCTCTTTAAGAAGGTAGAAAAGGTTGAATTGACAGTTGCCAGTCTTCAAGCAATTACCTTTGAGGAGGACAGTACTCCAATTCCTTTGCAGGTTGAAATTGTACTGCGAGCCTTTCAGAGAATCTCTCCTCGTCACGTTGACTTGCTAGGATTCAGCTCGAAGTTTAGTCGTCCCGATTGGATGATTTGCACAGTGCTAGCAGTTCCTCCTCTCACGGTCCGTCCTACGGTAGTGATGGAAGACAACCAGCGTATGGAAGATGATTTAACACTCAAGTTGAATGATATTGTTCGCAACAATCAGAAGCTTCGTGAGAAAATTGATAAGGGCGAGTCCGAAGATATCATTCGCAAGCATAGCGATGTGCTTCAGTATGATGTGGCGACATATATTGATAACGATATCAAGGGACTTCCTCCTGCTGCTCAGCGTTCTGGGCGACCCCTGCGTACATTGAAGTCTCGCTTGGGAGCAAAAACTGGTCGTGTTCGTGGAAATTTGATGGGTAAGCGTGTTGACTTTTCAGCTCGTTCAGTTATCACTCCCGATGCTAACATCGATGTAGATGAGCTGGGAGTTCCTGAAGAGATCGCAAAGAATTTGACATTTCCTGAAATTGTAACAGCATACAATCGCGATCGCTTGATGTCATACATTCGTAATGGTCTGACAAAGTATCCTGGCGCCAAGTCAGTATTTCTGAAGGAAGATGGCCGTTCTCTGAGTTTGAAGTTCATCAATCCCGAAACAATTGATTTGAAAGAGGGAGACGTTGTTCATCGTCATTTGATTGATGGAGACGTAGTTCTCTTTAACCGTCAGCCTTCTCTTCACAAGGGTTCTATGGAATGCCATCGCATTCGCGTTCTTCCATATTCTACATTTCGTCTGAATGTAAGCGCAACTCGCCCGTATAATGCCGATTTCGATGGTGACGAGATGAACATGCACGTTCCTCAAAGTATCGTAGCAGCAACTGAGCTTAAGTATCTGGCAACTGTTCTTCGGCAGATCGTTTCGCCTCGTACAAACTCTCCTATCATTCAGCTGTTTCAGGATACGCTCACTGGAATCTATCGCATCTCTCAGCCAAATGTTACGGTTCCCGAGCACATTGCAATGAACATTCTATCTCGCATGAAGAAGCCAATTTCAGATTATGTTCGTACGAACAAGCCTCTCACTGGAAGCGATCTGATCTCTACAACCTTTCCTCTCATCAACTCAAATGGTAAGCTTGGAATCACAAATGGAGTTCTCACTCGCGGAATTATCAATAAGTCTGCGATTGGTTCTGCTTCCGAAGGTCTGCTTCACATCATCTACAACGACTTCGGCCCTCAGCGCGCTGGTCAGTTCATCAATGATGTTCAAAATGTAATCACCAAGTTCAATCTCTTTGCTGGGTTCTCTGTGGGTCCTTCAGATCTTATTGCAAACGAAGAGACAGATGCGGTTATCAAGAGCACTCTTGCAGAAGGGCATCGCCGTGTTTCAGAGATCATGTCAAGCGTGCATTCTGGAACGTTTACAAACATCTCAGGACGCCTAGATGGAGAGGAGCTTGAAACTCAAGTTGTTACTGCTCTAAATAAGGTAGCTACAGATATCTCAAGTCAGGTTATGAAGAGTCTACCTTCCAGCAATCGCATGCGACAGATGGTAGATTCTGGGTCTAAGGGCTCTGATCTGAACATTACCCAGATGATGGCTCTCCTCGGCCAGCAGCTTATTGCAGGTAAGCGTGTTCAGTATACCCTGCAAGATCGCACTCTGCCCCACTTTCCTCGATATGATGATGGCATTGAGTCTCGTGGATTTGTAGAGAACTCGTTTATCTCTGGAATTCGCCCTGCAGAGTTCTTCTTTCACGCTATGGGTGGTCGTGAGGGTCTTATTGATACAGCTGTAAAGACATCAGATTCAGGATACATTCAGCGAAAGCTTGTTAAGTCTATGGAAGATCTGCACGTCGAATATGATGGAACTGTTCGAAATGTAAATGGATCGATCATTCAGTTTCACTATGGAGGCGATGGAATTGATAGTGTTTCCATCGAAGTTCAAGATATTGAGTTGGGAACTATGACGCTAGAGGCAATCTATCGCGACTTTGGATGCGCTCTTGCGGATATCAAACTGCTATGCTCAGAAGATATTTCAACTGCTCCCGATCTGATTGAACAAATTCTGAAGGATCGCGACGTTCTTGTAAAGGATGTCTTTCGGTTTGGAAAGAAGCAAAAGGTGTATGCTCCAGTCAATCTGAAGCGTATCACCGAGCGTTACAACAACCCCTATGCCACTAAGACAAATTTGACACCAGAGTATGTGGTAGCCGAGCTGGCTAAGATTTGCGGAAAGGCATGGCTCAAGCATCATGGACTGTTTCACATTCTACTTCGCTACTATCTGGCACCTCGCAAGGCTATCGTCAAGCTGCGTCTCACCAAAGAGATGTTCGATGAAATTCTTCGCGAAATTGAGTTTAAGTATACTAAGTCAGGAGTTCATGCAGGTGAGATGGTTGGGACTCTGGCTGCTCAATCAATTGGAGAGCCTACCACGCAGCTTACTCTGAACACCTTCCACTCTGCTGGAACCACCAAAGCAAATGCTACTCAGGGAGTTCCTCGTATTGTTGAATTGCTATCAGTGTCTCACAATCCGAAGAACCCTGGGAATGTAGTATATCTGGATAAGGCTACTGGCAGCACACTAGACTCTGCCATCTCAAAGATGAAGGAGATTCAGAAGACATGTGTTCGCGATATCACAAAGTCTGTTCGTATCTACTATGATCCCAATCCTCTCACACCCGATTCTGCGATCTCCGAAGATCGTGAAATCCTACAATCCTACGAGAAGTTCTCAGTCACGCAAACTGGTAAGGAATGTGCATCGCCATGGATCATGCGCCTTGAACTTGATACCAAGGAAATGGGTGCTCGCAATTTGATGGACATGACTCTTATCTCAACCAAGATTCAGAATAACAAAGTTCTTCGAATCTTCAGCTGTGTTCACAGCGATACAAATGCGCCTGGTAAGATTGTTTTGCGAATTGTCTTTGGGAATGATATTGTGAAGAATGCTCTGTCTCTTCGCTTTATTGAGGACAAGTTGCTCGACACTGTTCTGACTGGCATCGATGGCATTGGTCGTGTGTTTCCTCGTGAGCTAAACAGTGAAATTATGTACGATGAGACAGTTGGTGGATACATGGGAACTAAACAGTATGTTCTCGATGTGGAGGGAACGAACTTGTTGGATCTTTCTGCAATTCCTAACACTGACCCCTTTCGTTCGTTCTCAAATGATGTTCATGAGATTATGGAGGTCTTTGGTATTGAAACTGCTCGTGTAATGTTGTACGAAGAGTTTATGGAAGTATTCACTACTGAATATGTCAACTATCATCACATGATTACTCTGATTGATTCAATGACATTCCCTGGACGCATTCTAGGAGTGGATCGCTTTGGTATGGGTAAGAGTGAGAGTGGTGTTCTTGCCAAGTCTAGTTTTGAAGAGACTTCCAAGATTCTGTTCAATGCAGCTATTGCTGGAGATTTTGATAACATGCGTGGTGTATCTGCGAATATCATGTTCGGTCAGAAGCCTCCTTGTGGAACGGGATTTGTAGATATTCTGGTTGATGAAACTAAGTTGCCAGAAGGAGCAGACGAGATGCCTTCTGAGTATGGAGCAGAGTTGGCTGCCGCAGATGCTCACGTGGAACGGGCGACTCTAGATTCTGAGTGTCGTTTGGAAGACGTTTTAATGGCGTGGTAATTTACTATCAAATGTCACAATGCTGCGATCGAGCACAAATTATGGCTTACAATAGATTGATTCCAGCTATGCGGGATCTTGCTGGATGCGTGGATCCCCATGTGTATGCCCAGCTAGTAGAAGATCTAATAAAAATACATCCAATTTTTTGCACGCTTCAAATCAAAAACGGATTAGTTACGGCTAAGCAAGTAGAAGACTATCAAAATGTTCGTTCCATCGTATTATCGCCTAACAGTGGATCAAGTGACTGAGATGGTCAAATCATGGGGACCCCAACACAAAGCAACATGGTTTGATTTAATGGCAATTGACTATGCCTTTCATCATGAGGACATTGACTATGATGGGGGACTCAGCTTCATTGACCGTTTGTACAAGAAGCTGAGCAGTAGCAACCCATTTTGGAATTTAACAGATTTGAAGACACGCGCAGCAAGTCTAGAGACATATTATCAGGTCATTTCTAGCATGCTTTCGAGGCAGTCAGATATCGACTACTATGGAGTCTGATTACCAACTCCAAGAACCACCAAAACCTGAATGATAAATAGCTAAAGAATCGGGGTATTTCTTTTTCAAACAGTCATGAATTACTTTGCCCTCTGTAACACAATTGTTCTCTTTTGCCTTACGATACTTTGAATCATTCACCATAAAAGGGTATATTTTTTCAGTATCAATAACAAATATTTTATCTTTTGATTCCATCAATGAACGAAAGTAATATGGTCCAGTTGTCTGATTGATATGAACATTCTCAAAATCAATACTTTCAAGAGAATCGTAATTTAGCAAACGTTTCAGTGTTGGGCATCCAGGAATACAAGCAAAAAAACCATTGGACATATATTTCTTATCGTTAGCGCCAACACATTTTAACTTGCATGGATCCTCGTTTGCCACGATTAGATCATGTGTCTTTCCAAGCTTTACTATTTCAGATAAAAAATCGACTCCAATTTCGAATAAAGAATCTAGATACACTCCTCCAAATCGGTGAAGAATTTCAAGACGAGCCAAGTCTGCTACTTGTGCAAATCGAGACTGTTCAAGTTCTTCTCCCATTCGTATAGAAATTTGTATAAAGTCCCAAGTCATTGGAAATGTTTCTGGACTTAAGTCTGCATTTGTCCAAACCTTATATCCCCAACCATGTTTTTCCGCAACTTTTTTCAAATTATGCATTAAGTGATAACGAACACTTGAAGGATCTAATTCTTTTCCGAACCAAATTTGGTGAATAAATTTAGGTATCTCATGTGTATGTTTTACATAAACAGTTTCATTAAAAAAATGTTCACGTTCTGGAAGTTTTAAGGTATGTCCTTTTTTATCAAAAATCTTTTTACAAATTGATTGAGTTTTGCGATAATATCGAAGAGTACTTCTTTTTAGTTCAACCTGACTTGCCGAAAGTTTCTGTCCAACTTTGAAAAACTTTGCTCCTGGAAACAAATCTCGAACCATACGATGAACTTTACGATGATGTTCATGCCCGTATTCTCCAAGATCATTGTGTGTTAATACTAACTTCCAATCTCTTCTTGTTAATTCTTTCAGGGCTTTTTCGAATGGAGTACCGTCATACAAACTATCCGCAACAGCAGGATCTTCCGTATATGTATCTTCAACATCAAACATCATGTAACGAGCAACATTACAGTAAGACATTGTGTTATAAAATTCTTTTCGCCGAACAGGATCGTTTGCGTGCGTAGAGCACAAAACAAGCCATCCTGGTTGTGTTAATAAGTTCATTCCACCCCAAAGAACTTCATCATCGGGGTGGGCTACTATAAGTAGCTTATCTACTTCCATTATTTATTGATTAGGTTTAGTTCGCATAGGCAAGTGCGCCCATTCCAGACATCACGCGAAGAATATTGTAGTTGATGGCATAGACGCGGACTTCTAATGTAGCATCCGTATCCTGACTGATAGTAGCGTTACCACTAATGCTCAAAACAAGAGTTGCAGTATCAATGCGAGAGAAATTGCATGTTCCAGATGGCTGGTGCTCCTCGGGGCGGAGTGCAAATGAGTACATGTAGGCACCTCCTTGACTTCCAAAGTTTCCAGTGTGGTGCTGGTAGGGCTGTACCTTGTTGAAGTAATCTCCCCAACGACTGTCTAGGCGGTCTTGTCCATTAAACTGAAGTCTCTGTTGGTACACCAAGCTCTGATCATAAGTAAAAGGGCGCAGACGAGATCCAGCGCCAGGTAGTTTGCACTGCGTATAGTTAGAAGGCTGAACAACCCACAGAAGCTCCTTCACAGGGTGATTGAATGTTAGATCAATGCGCTGATTATATGATGAGATACCCTTATCCTCATTGTACTGCGTTTGCTCAATGAGGTACTCGTGGCTCTGCTGAGCCATACGACGGCGCTCCTCTACGTCGAGAAAGATGTAATCAACATAGACTGCAGCCTGAACGGGAGGAGGCGCCTGGCTATTTGTCGGATCAAGAGGAGGAGAAAGTGCTACTCCAAGCGCTCTCGATGTAAAATCGCCAGCAATGAACTTAAGATCATTCCATAGAAGATTGATCTTTACTTCGTGGTACTGTAGCGCAATCAAAGGAAGGGCTGCTCCAGGATTGCGAGTAAACCAGAAATACAGAGGAATATAGAGTACTGTAGGAAGACTCGGTCCCCCAGAACTTCCAGAATTTGTAGGATTGCAAATAGTAGGTGCGGGAACAGTTGCTACGCTGTTACTGATTGATACACTGGGATTTACCATACGAAGAAGATCTTCGGACTGCTTGGTAGATGAAGTTAGTTGATCCCACAGGAACAAAAACTCACCATACTGGCGGTCAATGATCTGACCACCGATATCTAGCTCAGCATAGCGAATCAGATTGTAACCAAGACGGTTCTGATCGGCATTGTACCGACCAGGCGCCAGAACAACCTCAACATAGGTGGTGTACATCAGATCAGCATGGCGAACCATGATAGCAGACTGCTTGGTTCCCCAGTTGGGCTGACCAGTAAAATTGATACGATAGGGCTCCATCGCAAAGTTCGTGTGACGCTTGTATAGGCCCTTAAAGAATGTAATTTGGGGGTTTCCACAAAGGTAGGCATCCTGTGCTCCATAAGCAACTAATTGCAGTAAACCTCCAGCCATTTGTCTTTATATATTAGAGTTTTTAATGGTGACGACGACGGCGCGTTTTCTTTCCTCCAGCAGGAGCCACTTCACCATCTCCGCCGCGGTGGGACTTCTTCTTGTAAGTCTTCTTGGCAGCCAGAATCACCTTCTTCAGGCCATCTCCCTTCTTGTAGGTTCCAGACTTCTTCATTGACGCCATCGTGTGCTTGACATGTGTAAGCCAGGGGTTTGCCATTTATTAGACAGTTATATTATAAATTGGTGAAACTTTTTGCATCGGCTGAAAAGAAACCGCAGGGTCTGGCATCGTAGGCTTTTTGTATTTTTTGGGTTTGAGAGGGCGAAGTGCTGCTGGTTTCAATACTAAACTGTTCTCTTGAAACTCGCCAATATAGAGCTCCATCATATCATCGGGCGAACCGTAGCTCATCAAATTCCACTGACAGCCATATGTAAAAATTATTTGAGGATTGCTATTCTTCAAATCGTCAGAAGCATCGGGAACAACCATCGTAATGTTGTTTCTATTGAAGTTTATCAACTCCTCCTGGTCATGAGGCTGAGCTGCCTGAGTGTATGTCAAGCGACGCAAATGAGAAGTTGACCATGAAAGATTTACTATTTCTTCCATGAGAGTTCCTTTCATATTTCCTCCAGATACTATGATCAACTTACTCTGGAGATTACAAACGGGTTCAATTGCAAGGTTACGACGCTGGTAACCAAATGAATAATCTAGCAAATGTGGGCGACAAGTCGTTTTAATTATTTCAGCTGCCGCATTGATAACGTTGGTCTTATCTGTATGAAAGACTAAACTGAGAATAAAGGGATCGCTTGAAACAGGGTTACTTATACTGTTAAATGCGTTATTTGCTATAGATATGCAACAAGCTTCCAGTGGAACTGTATTATAGGCATAGTCAACTCCTAGCTTCTGATTTTTCAATCCCACAACAGGTTTATTAGAATCATCCGCATATACGTCTAGTTCAACAACTCGAGGACCAGCTTTGATAACCAGAGGAAGAATACTATCAGAAACATAGTCAAAAATAGCAGAACCAGGAAATACCGAATAGGAAGAAGCTGCAGCATAGTAATCGCATAAACGATACTCTGATTGCTGCGGGCAACCTAGAGGAGCTAACTTCGTAACTTGTTCGTAAGTTTTAAATACTGGCGTTGCTTTCGAAAGAGCCTTTGATTTAGATGGTTCAACTGCCTTCCAAATCAGATACCCTACAATAATTATTAATAATGCTATTCCAGTATACTCCAGCGGACCCATTATTTCTTACTGACACGAAATAACAATCCTCGAAACCATCTCACAACTTCATCGGGAATGCGACGTTTCATTGAAATACCTGTAAGGCAGCAATAGTGAAAGTATAAGCAATACATTCCACACTCGGAATCTTCATACTGATGTTGTGTCTTGTTGTAACTCAAAAACATCTTTCTAGAATTCTTAGAATCCCACTGATCCTTCCATCGACGCATAAGACGTTGAATTTCAGGCTCTGGTTTGCTGGCGTACGAATCAAAATATGTAAAACGAGGATATTCCAATTCGGGGCTCAAGTCACAAAATATAGCAATCCAGTGCTGACCAGGACCGCTAGAGACATCGGTATTAAATACAATTCCAATTTGTGTCTTTCCTTTTTTATATAAATCATTGATATTCATAGAGCAAATTGAATTGATTAAACATGATCCTGTGTTTGACATTTTATCGAAATCAATTGGGAGAGTTCCAATATACTTGTAATTCTTAAATACTCGCATGTATTCCTTTTCGAGCTTATCAATATCTACTGATGATAGCCATTCTTCGGGATTTGTTTCCCAAGCTTTAGGGGCGTCTGGCTGGTGTAACATAGATGCTATAATACACGAATCGCACGTTGTATGCAGTCTCTTTCGAATAGCATTCCAAGTTTCCTTTATTCCTCCTTTGGGAATTGGCGGTTCTCTAGGGTGATCCTGATTGTAGATTTTTCTGAGGTTCTCCACCTCATTTTCATCCATTATCTTAAAAACGGATTACTTTTCAAAAACTATTTTGATAACAAAAAATGGAGGAGCTCAAGAACTGTATTCGCAAGTATCAGCGTATCGATAACGATATTCTTGAGATGAACAAGAGTATTTATTCACTTCGAGAGGAGAGGCGTGCGATTGAAGCAGAGATGGCGGAAGTTGTCAAAAGTCCTCAGTTTGAGGGAATCAATAGTTTAAAGCTGGAAGACGGTTCGAACATTCGCATTCAGCGTCCTCAGAAGTGGTCAAAGCCTTGGAGTATGTCGCGTCGCGATTTGAATCAGTATTTGGAGGAATACTTTCGATCTGCTAGCAAGCCAACGGCAGAAGACTGTATGAACTTCATACTTCAATCAAAGGAGAGGACTCTTATTTCAGATGAATTCGCATTCACTCGCAATCTTGGAAAGGCAGATTGAAAACGAACTACGTATGACGTACATAAGAGAATATAAATGCTAGCATACAATCCCTTCAATGCAAAGAATCGCTTGCTTACACGAACGAATATCCAAGCGATTCTAATCAAACATAATGTTAAGTTTACAGTTCATAGCGTAAGTCTGTATCAAAGTGCAATGGTACATTCATCATACGTAAAGCGAGAAGAATACACATCACCAACAGGAGAGCTAACACAACTAGTTTCTCGCCCGCAAAATTGTCTAGACCTGTTTGATGAGTCATATGAGCGTCTTGAACATTTGGGAGATTCAATTTTGGGGGCAATCGTCTCAACATATCTTTCAGAAAGATTTCCAACTGAAAATGAAGGATTTCTAACTGACCTCAAGAAGGAAATTGTATGTAACGAAATGCTAGGAAAGCTGAGTCAACAGATTGGATTGGACTCTTTCTATATTATTTCAAGGCACAATGAGGATGCTTGTAATGGAAGAGCTAATCTAAAGAAGCTGGGAGATATTCTTGAAGCATTTATTGGAGCACTCTGGACAGATTCTAAAAATGACTTTCAAGTTGTTTCTAAGTTTGTGATTTCATTAATTGAGCAATACATTGACATTCCAAAAATTCTTATGAACAATCGGAATTACAAGGAACAATTGCAGAAGTTTTGTCAAGGAAGATTTCATTATACTCCTACATATCATATGCTATCCTCTGCTGCAAATTTGTATACAATGGCTGCAGTTAACATTGGTGGATCTCATATTGGAGTTGGAGTTTCAGCTACAAAGAAGCAAGCAGAACAACTCGCTGCAAAAGATGCTCTTTCTAGACTATCATCGTCTTCTTAGACCGAGGAAGATGACGTACAAGTAGTTCACGCTGAACTCCGCCAACAGACATGTCTTCGGCGCCTTCAGGAATTCCTTCAATTGAACGAAGAACTTCAGCTACACGCTGAGGCTGATCGGCAAACTGTAAAAGCAACTGAGTTCGAATAACATTACGCTTCAGAGCGGGACGAGATGTTCGAACTGAGCGAGTAATGTTTCCAACACTACTTCCTTCAAGTGAAAAGTTATCTAGTGAGTTCTCTCGCATGAACTCTAGAATTCTAGCAGAGTTTTTTACTTTCTGATCACGAATCTCCTTGATCTGACGACGGCACTCTCGCTCACGATCATCGAGAGCAACCCACTCTTTCAACGTCTCACGAATCTTTTCCGCTGCGTCCATTTATGTCTTACCTTACCCCCCGTTGAAAACCGCTTGTCTCCCAAAATTCCTATAACAGTTGGTCCAATAAGAGGTATTCTCTCTATCTCTCCTCTGTGCTTTTCAACATTCTGTGCGATGTGTTCAGTCTTATTTATTGCCTTTACAAGAGCTGGTCCAATTCCAGGAAGAAAGTTAATGGCATGAATTGTTGCTTGAGCCATATCTCCTTCTGCAATTGCTAAGCATGAACCAGCTGCTGCTGCCAATCCAGTGAATAAGCCAACAACAGCTAATCCTACAGGGCCTCCTATATCAGAAGCAACTCCATTTACTCCAGAAACCCCCGTCTCAATAAGACCGTGTACAATTCCTGTAGCAAGCTCTACTGGCCCTTCTCCAAATGCACTTTTAGCAGAATCCATCGGCAATCTAGCAACTCCTAATGCTGACTGAACAAACCATGAAATAGGAGTTGGATCATTATTTTTCAAGTAATCTCCAGTTCCTTCAATAAGTTCTTGAGTAAATGGATACTCTCCTCCCCCTGATTTATTATAAATCTGCTCAGCCTCTTGTAGAGTAAAAAGTGGCTTATTTTTAACTAAAACTGAATTCCGAAGATGTTGAGCGCTACGGAACTTATGTGTGCGCAAAAATTTGACAAGGCTCATAATTTTGAGAACCTTTTTACCAAAGTTAATTCGTCTCAAAAGAAACGCCTCTTCTTTTGTGAGAGGATCATCATAGACCCATACCATTAATTATTGTCAATATTATCTGCCTCTTGAAGAAGCTTGTTTGCAAATGCTATCAGACGGCGTGCGATCCATCGTATGTGATCTGTGTAGCCTAGCTGATTTTGAGGAACATTTGCAAAGTCGGTTAAAATATCGTGTAAGGTATCCATTGCGTTAATTCTCATTATTAAATAATCTTTCCATTTTAAATGTATCAAAAATTACTAGAAAATAATGAGAATAATATAATGGACGATAATACTGGAATAGACATTCATTGGACTTCCCAGTTAGAAAGAGTCATTTCCGATGAAGGAGAAAGAGCTCTCTGTTTTTCATGGCTACATTCTCATTCGGAAAAATGGTATTCTAGATTGAATACTGGCATTTCGTTACCTGTTATAGTAATGTCTACTCTAGCTGGATCTGCTTCATTTGGAGCAGGAGTTATATTTCCTTCTACCGAGGTAGCTAATGTAACAATTGGAGCTATAAGTATTGCAGTGGGAGTAATGAATACAGTCGCTGGTTTCTTCTCCTGGGCAAAAAGAGCAGAGTCTCATCGTTTATGTGCTCTCACATATCAAAAATTATATCTGTTTATTCTGATAGAACTAGCACTTCCTCGTTCCGAACGTATTGCAGCAAAAGATATGTTGAAGATTGTTCGCGATCAGTCAGATCGTCTACAAGAGATGAGTCCTCAAATTCCAGACAATATTATACATCAATTTAAAGTTAAGTTTGGAGAAACTACGCCTGATGTTAAAAAACCAGAAATCACCAATGGATTAGATCCAATTTTTGTATATTCGGATAAATTATCAACGCCTCCCACTAGAAGTCCAGTACATGAAATTGCAACACCTATAAGATCTCAACCATTTATAATTCCTACTGCAAGACAGGCTCTTGTAGCAACTCTTCCTCCTTTGAACGTTCCCTTTAAAACTTCCAACGACGATCACACTCCAGACAAGTAACGAATGTAGTCATAGGCTCATCGGCAGAACGAGTCTGTAGCTGATAATATGTACACTTCGTCTTCTTCTTGCAATCGGAACACCACATGAAGATAGAAGCACTGTCGCTCTTCGCATACAACTTCTTCTCATTCTCAATGATATTCTCGATCACAGCTTTCCAGCGAGAAGGGCACATATCTACTGCAGTAATCTCGGCAAATGCTCTAACTGAGATTTCTCCAGATTTTAGACGACTCACCCAATCAATATCATTTTTTACATAGCTGTTCTTTCCTCTCAAATTTTCGTAGAGAGAAATTGCACGGCTACGATACATGTTCCAGAACACACGATTGCTCCATTCGATATCCATGTTCTCTTTGATCGCCTGATCACTAACCACATGCAGCAGAGATTCTTCAAGCTGAGTTGCCAGTTCAGTATCATTCAAAACCTCATCAAAGTTTTGTATAACCTTTGCTCGAATTGGACACTCAATAAAGACATTCTCAGATCGAACTTGAATAGGCTTTGAAATGTATTCTACTCTCTCCACCTCTTCCTCCTCCTCTTCTTCAGGAATTACAAGTTCATCTTCATCCTCTTCTAACTCTGCATCTTCTTCATCAACATTTAAAGACTGGCAGAGAGTCTCATAATAGTCTGATTTCAAATTTGTATAACTTGACGCAGGAAGCTCGTATTCCTCATCTTCAGAAGCCGAGTTCAAAATGAGAATTTGACTTATAAATGTATCTTCATCAAATGGAGCTGGAAGAGTGTGCTGATTTGGTTCATCATCGTCTGAGATACAACCAAATACAGAGAGCCAAGTATTCTTTGATGCGTCTTCAATTTTTCCACAAAATTGAATATCTGGATTTTTATACTTCTTACGAATCCATTCCAAAACATCGGGAGTCTTTGAAGGAATTGTAAATTCTCCAATTGTCCCATTCATTGCGATTACAACTCCGACGACCATTTGATATTCTAAAGTTCGAACTGTTTAATTTCGTTTTCTTTTTGTCAAAAACGGATTAACGGTTTACTAGAAGAATTATAGTATCTCACAATATAATCAATCAATCAAGAATGAACGCATTTCGTCGTAACAACAAGCCCGAGTGGCAAATTCGAAAGGAGGCCCGTGAGAAGGCAGAGACAGATCGTGTAGAGGCGCAGCATGCGATTGCTGCAAAGGGAGATGTAAGACATTTCCCTTCTCTTGGAAACATTAGTTCCGCTCCGAAGTGGGAGGGAAAGAGCTTCGTAGCTCTGGCAACAGAGTGGAAGGAGGCAGAGGTAGAGAAGGCGGAGAATCCTATCGTAGAGGATGATGCTCCAAAGCTCCCTACCTTTCGCAAGAAGCCTATTCCGATTGAGCGCGAGGAGACTGTCCAGTTTACTCCCGTTGCCGAGGATGAGTGGACAACCGTCAACTACAAGAAGATGCACGTTAAGAAGGAGAGAGTGATCCCCGAGATGACAGATGAGGAGATTCGAGAGGATGACAGCTACTGGGATGATGAGCCCCCCGAGCATGAGACATGCTGGGATGAGAGGCGTCACTGAGCACTAGTCATCGCTACGATTTGAGGTTTCATAAACTTCGAACGAAGCCAAGAAGCAAGCCACTGTGCTTTCAAAATCAGATACATTCCATACGGACCACTGGCAGCTTCTCTGCCGTAATAAATACCAATAACTACTGACCCAATTAGTAACAAAACATCTATTAAAGAAAGAAAGCCATTTTTCTCTATCTGATCAGAAGCCCACTGATGAATGGCATTCTTTTTCTTTGAATCTTCTTTACTTCTTGTATCGCCAAGTGGAGCGCTAGTAACAGGCTTTACATCATCTCCCTTGCGAGCAACTCTCTTGCATCTCATGTATGTCTTGTTATCGTGTGGCATAGGTGATCCAGAAAGATGTTCTACATCGTTGAAATAGACTTCACGATCTCCAAGTGGCTGAATTCCACGAGATCCAGGAGCCACTGTCTTCACAAGAAAGGCAAATGTATCTGAATCCATGTTAATCATCGCTTTGAACACTACCCATTTTGAAGAATTGCAAGGAGGTGTAACCATAGAACCGTCATAGACATAGTATGCTCCAGCAGGAGGAACCATCATAAACAAGCCCCAATTGTCTCCCAGATTGACTTGAGTGTTTGGCACAGAAGGATTTGCATATGGAACAAAAGATGTCAAAAAATGACTAGCTGGAGTCTGAGCAGGATTTACTCTTACAAGTGAGCTCACACACAAATACTTTCCACTAGGGTTTGTAAAAATAGCCATGACCTCTGCGTCAGCCTGAATGTTTTCAATCGTGTGGTGACTTGGGTGAGTGAGAAGTAAAGAATTGCATGTATAACCCTCTCCAGCAAACTTACATGAACCAAGACCAGCTGTATTCTGTAGAACTAGGCCTTCGTCTGATACAATAACATTTGCTTGAGGAATGTATGCGTCATCAAAAGTTAACTCACAAAGTAAATCACAAGGCTTGGATGATGACTGAGAAAGGTTAATTGGACTCTGGTCTGGATTGGCACACTGACCTCCCCATGCCGAAGTATAGAGACTCATTTGTAGTTTGGTAGGATTTTGTATC